GTCTGGCCTTTGCTAGGGCCCGACTTTTCGGCCTTTTATCATACTCTTTTTGATAAGCGGCACGCCGAGCGCGGCTGGCGGGTTTGTTCCGGCTTATTTTCTCACGTACACGGCGGCAAACATTGCAATTGGGGCGGTAATAGATATAAGGAGTACCGTCGCTCCGCGTTTCGTTACGCATTCCAAATTCGTTCAGTGGTTTTAATTCGCCACACTCAGAACATTCTTTATCTATCATTTGTTTTGCTTTCTATCCACACTTGGCAAAGCCGCAGTTCTTACAGGTCACGCAGCCTTCCACATATATAAGACCCGCCGTGGCACACTCAGTACAAGTCTTTTCGGTTGCTGTCTGTCCATCTGGGATATATCCCTTCAATACTCGGGCCACGCACTTAGCAAAACTAAACATGTCGGAATCTCTGTCCTTTTGGAGTTGCTCCACGGTAAACTGAATATTTGCGCCGTGACGCAGGGCCAGGGAAATCATCCGAGTGAAGGCAGAGTGGTTTGGGTTGTCAAACACGCGCACCAGATCCTTAATAATAACAGTGTCCCCGTTCTTTCCTACTTTTAGGTCATAAATTGAATTTATCGTTTTTCGAGGGTTTTTGACTAAAAATCCTTCCGCCTTATCGCGCGGAATCTCTATCAAGTTAGAAAGGCCCCCCATCACCTCATAGGGCTTGCCATCCATGAGTCCTACCAAGATAATCCACTTCTCTCCCTGGATCGTGGTGTGGTGGATGTTACACTCTAGTTCCAAGGGGCGTTTAGGAGCAGTGTGGTGTGGAAATCTTTCCTTCCCCTTTTCTAAGAGAACCCCCGATCGGGACCCTTCCACATAGACCGTAACACCCTTAAGGCCGACCCTCCAGCCTTCCATATAGATTTGACCCACTACGGCGGGATCTGTGCCTTTGGGCAGGTTGATGGTGGAACTAATAGAGTGATCGATACTGCGCTGGATTGCTGCCTGCGCCGCAATGCGCTTAGACCAGTCTATATCGCTCGACTGTACAAAAAAGTCCGGGAGAGTATCTGTGTCAAACATTTTTAAATACTCTCTCACATTGTGATGAAATACTTCATATTCCAACCACTTGTCTCCGGTATCATCAATATAGTCCGCCTCTAGGTGTTGTTCGTTGTGAGACAGTTTGCGACGTCGCACATAAGAGTTCCTAAAAACCGGCTCTAGTCCCGAGGATGTCTGGGACATAATAGAGACAGAACCAGTCGGAGCATTGGTGAGAATAGAAATGTTTCGACGTCCAAAAGTCTCAATTTTTTCAGACAGATTTTTTGGGAGCCTTTTGATATATGAGTTTTCTTTCTCTTTTTCCCAGTCAAATGCGGGGAACGCTCCTCGCTCCTGGGCCAGGTAGATACTTTCCAGATAGGCTGTGTCTCGGATCGTCTCATAAATTTGTGTGATGATTTCGATCGCTTCGTCAGAATCGTAGGCCAATCCTAGGCGCGCCATGGCATCAGCGAGTCCATGTGTCCCGAGTCCTGTGCGTCGTCCTTGTGTACACGCATGCAACAGACGACTCCATAGCTCCTTCTCGCTAGCAGTGTCGCACACTTTCTTAATGGCCTCAAGCTTTTCAATTTCTAGTTCTACCAAGTCGTCTGAGAGGCGCATCCCCACCGACACTATCTCTTTAAGTTTATTAAAATCAAAAGACGCCTTGGGGCCAAACGGATTACGCACCAGGTGCTTAAGGTTGAGCGAGATAAGACGACAACTATCGTAGGCTGAAAGAGGAATCTCGCCACAAGGATTGGTTGTAAGTGTACGAAACCCTTCGTCTTTATAACACTCGGCCGGAAGGTTGTTAATTATATTGTCCCACATTAGAAGTCCAGGCTCCGCTGTCGCGGTGGCTGACTCAATGATCTCGTTCCAAAGTGTCTCCGCCTCGATTTCGGTAACATGGGTAGGGTTCTTAGAGTCAACAGGAAACTGTAAAGTAAAGCTTTCTTTGTTTTCCACGGCTCTCATAAACTCATCACTTATTTTCACCGATACATTAGCGCCTGTTACTTTCACCAGATCTTGTTTCATGGTCACAAACTTTGTGATGTCGGGATGGCGGATATCCATGGAGATCATCAGGGCACCTCGCCTGCCATTCTGCCCTATCATGCGACAGACGTAAGAATAGAAATCAGCAAAACTCCACGCCCCAGTAGTCGTGCGCGCCGAGTTGTTTACAGCCGCGTTCTCCGGGCGAAGATTAGAAATGTCCAACCCCACTCCGCAACGACGTTTAAATAGGTTGGCAAGATGTTTTCCACCGTCCACAATGGAACTAATGTTATCAGCCGGGGAATCCACAACGACACAGTTAGATAGAGACACATTAACATAATTGTTTCCTATGCCCATCATGGGTGAGCCCTGTGGTACAATGTATTTAAAGTCTTTAAAGTAAGATAAAATCTCTTCCTCGCTCAGGGCACTCTCCCCAAACTTATTCTCCATGCGGCTGAACTCTTTAGCCATGCGCGCATGCATATCGTGCGGAGTCTTCTCGACAAAGTTTCCCTCGTTATCGCGCAAGCAATACTTGGTCATGAAAACATTGGTAGCCAGATCGTCATCATTAAAATACTCCAATGACGCGGAGCGCACTTCTTCTTCGGTATACATTTTATCTACTCCCATTTTTAAACTTCTTATACTTCTCGGCCAACTTTTGTTTCTGCGCTTGTGGGCTTACCTCGACCTCATCATCTTCGCTGGGCTCTAATACTTTTATGGAAACCGTACTCGTGTCCATAAAGAGAGGATATATTATACCATCAGGGCCGTTGCGGTTCTTAGCAATAAATACTCTTCCTGTGTTTGTCAGTTTGTCATCAGTGGTTCGTGAAATGCTAAATATAAAATCTGAAACGAAGCACTTGTTGAATGCCTCAGAGATCGATTCCATAGTTATGACCTCGGCGTTCAGGCCGGATCGATTGGTCTGGGAAGCGGTCCATACAGGACACTTATACTCTTGCGCCAGACCGCGAAGCTCTTCGTAGATGGATTCAAGCTCATTACGCTTCTCTCTGGGCGGTTACGGGTCGCAGCAGATCCGCATAGTCTACTATAACCATGTCGATAGAGGCACCCTTCATACGTAAACGTTCTAGGTGTGTTTTAAGAGTGTGAGTTGATGCTGACTTGGTCGGATACTCTTTGATGATCAGTTGCCCCTCAATGTCTTGCACCTCTTCATAAATCTTTTCTTTAAACGTCATCAGATCGCCCAACTCAATACGTGTTAAGCAGCTATCGTACCGAGAGCCCACCACCGTATCTTGTAACTCCAACGTGTAATGAACCACCGTCTTGCCTTCTTTAAGAGCTTGGGTTCCCAGGTGTACCAGGGCCATGGATTTACCAGCACCCGTCGGGGCTATCACTACCCCGAGTTCCTTTTGTCCAAGTCCTCCCTGGCATATGTCGTCGATGAGAGGCCATCCCGTAGTAACAGGATTCCTAAAGCGCGGTTTAAAGCGCTCTTCAAAGTCCTTCTTCCAGTCATAGCCCCCACTGTTATCTGCACCAAGTTTAAGGGATTCGTTAATCACCACTGCAATCTCATCAAATGAAGAGTTCTGCAATAACCCAATGGATTTTATCATGGCGGATTTAAGATTCTGTTTACGACAAAAATCCAGCGCAGTGTCTTTAATGTACTCCTGATTTTCCAGGCGAGCCGACATAGCGCGCGCATAGTATTCTCTTACTTGCTGCTGGGTCATTTCATTCTCATCATCTATGCCCGAACGCAAAATGGTTCCCAGAATTGTTCTAGACGGATGGACGCCATACTTCTGTCTGTATTGAAATATTACCTTGAGGAAGAGCTTGAGATATCGAAGCTCCAAGAAGTTAACATCTAAAACCTCTTCTATCTGATCAGCAAAAGGGCGATCATCTAAGATAACCATACACAATTGCTCTTGAAACGATTTGCCATATCGAGAAAAGGTTACCTTCTCTTTTTCCATGCCCACCTCTTAAACTATTCTACTTGTTTCTTAGTGCTTTGTCAACAGTAAATCGGTTCATTGTGGCAAATAAATCGTTCCAGTTAAAAACCCCGAAACCATCTTCATTCATCATTTTAATGAACTCAGTTCTGTTAAACTCGTATCCTAGATTATCAAATACATAATCTACCTTCTTCCTGCTT